GATCCGCGCGGCCCTGTCTTCCAGTTCGATATTATACATCGTCCCCGATCTTAAGGTCGTCCCCGGACGGGACGCGGATCCCGTTGGCCGCGTTCGCTTCCTGATTTTCCTTCCACTTCTCGGCGGCCTGGTCGGGCGTCAGGTTCGGATCTTCCAGCTGAAGAAGGGCCGCGCCCGTGGTCAGGTTATTCCGAAGGCGCCAGTCCTGATATTCCCGTTCCTCTTGTGACAGCGCCTGGATCGGCCGGGTATACGCGACGGAGACTTCGGGGTCGGCCTTCAGCGGGGACTTCCCGGTATTGTGAAGCATTACCTGGACGGTCAGCCGGGCCAGGTCGACGTCGGGATCCCGGAACAGTTCCGCCCGGCGCCGCCGATAGTTTTCCAGCGCCCTCTGTTCCAGGGCCAGGTGAAAGCCCGATTCTTGCTTGACGACCCGGACGGCCGATTCGGGGATCCCTTCCGTCGACAGCAGATTGTCGATCTTGTGATTCACGTCTTCCAGGACGTTCGAAACGCCGGGGTCCGGGTTGATGAATTTCGCGTCGCCCTTCTCCCCGACCCGAAGGTAATTCCCCGGGCCGACCTTCGGAACGAAGTTCGCGTCGGCGTTTATCAGGACCAGCTGGGAAAAGGCCTGAAGCTCGTTGATCCAATGAAGGTTCGTTTCGTACTTATTCAGGACCAGGTTCGCGTCGACCAGGGCCAGCGCCGCTTCGCCGCCATAGGGCGATTCTTCGTCCAGTTGATTCCGATAAAACGTCGCCGGGATCCGTCCATAGGGGTTTTCGATATCCTGGATGATCGTCGCGCCCTTCGTGTTTTTCCCGGTCGGGTCGTCGCCGTCCGCCATCGCTTCGATGAAGCGATCGGGCGACCAATAATGATACATGGTGACGCCGCCGACCTTCCAGAAGAAGACGACTTCCGCGATCGCGGTCGGGACGACCGGGTCGGGCGTGATAATCATCTGGTGTCGTTTGTAGACCGCGAAGACGATCTTCCCAGGCTGGACCCCGACCGCGTCGGGCGCGTCGCTGATCCATATCGGGCGGACGGCCGTCATGCCAGTCAGGAAGGTATACCGATCCTTCATCTGACTGACCGACTGGAATCCCCTGACTTCGGCCCACAGCGCGGCCAGCGCGGGGTCTTTGAACGTGACGACGGTCGGTTCGTTGTAAAGCGTCGACAGCTTTTCGGTGACGGCCTTCGTCAGGTTGAATTTGACCTTGACCAGCTTATCCCAGCGATTCTTGTCGTCGTAATAGTGCGAATACTTTTCGACCAGGTCCCGTTCCTGATACCTGATCGACTTGTAATAATTATAGGCCCGAAGCGAATCCGTCCCTTCGGTCCCGTTCGCCAGTTCGGTCCCCGTCCGTTCCTGGGACAGCATGGACCGCTGGATCAGCGTCCTGACCTGACTGAAGTCAGGAAGGCCGTTGACGATCGGAATCTTCGTAATCATTTTAATAGGCCCCTTGTTTCCAGTTTCCCGTTTTCGTTAACACGGCCAGCGACCCAGCGTCGGCCGCGATGATATCATTCCGCGCCTTGTCCGACCCGTCATAGTTTTCATGTTCGACCAGGTACTGTTCGACCCAGGGCGGGACCGACCCGTCCGGGTTAACAAGGATCTTTGTATTCCCGTGTTCCGCCTGGGCCGACGACGGGCGGCATAGCGTGTAAACGTCGCGCGTCGCCGGGATGATCTTCACGTCGTAGCCCGCCAGCAGTTTGACCAGGCGGTCGACCTGGTACTTCCCGGCCTGGGCGGGATCCTGGAACAGGCCGATCGTAACCCCTGGGCCGTCCTGGGTCGCCGTGTTCAACAGAAGGTCGTCGATCCCGGCCGCGCTGACCTGGCGCCGTACCATGCCGACGTCCCAGTATTTCGGGCCGGGCGTTTCGATCCGCTTCAGCCCGACCGTCCAGTCGCCGCCGCCCGCGGTCCCGGCCAGGTCCCAAAAGCGGACGCCGCGCCCGCCCGCGGGGATCGCCCTGACCAGTTCGTACCATTCGCGCTTGTATACCAGCCCGGCCGCGGGGCGGATCTTCCAGTTCCCGCCGATCAGTCGTTCCCGCGTGACCCGGTCCTGAAGACGAAGGTTCGCTTCATAGCTGGGATCCTTCGTCATTAGTTCCTGATTGTCTTCCAGCTTCGCTTCGATGAAGGTCACGGACTTGACGTCGACGGGCTTCGGGTTATGGCCCCTGGCCCGCGCCCGCGATAGCGCGTAGTCGGGCGAGTGTCCCCAACAGACGTCGTCGTCGACCTTGACGAAATACCTGACGACGCCGCATCGTTCCGGGATCGGAAGGCCAGTCGCCGGGTCGATATACCAGGACAGGAACGACGCCAGGAACGAATCAGGGTCGGGATTGCACGTCGCCCGGACGTAGGGCTGGACCCCGGACGTCGACCGAAGCCTGGTCAACAGGAAAAAAAACTGATCCGCGGTCAGCTGTTCCGCCTGGTCCAGGCAAAGAAGCGCCGTCTGCATCCCGGCCAGGGCGTCCCGGTATTCGTTATAGTTGTCCGGGATATTCCGAAGACTGATCTTCCCGAAGCCTGGCCCGTGCCAGGTCATAGGCTGTTGCTTGAATGTCAGCCCGACGCCAGGATACAGTTCCATCGATTCGTCGATGATCCCGCCCGGTTGCGTGAAGTCCGGGTAATAGCGCCGAATGAAGGTCGCGATGAAACGCCGATTATATATATGCCGTAGCGGTTCCATCAGAAGGGCGAAGGTTTTTCCGCCGCCCGCGTGTCCGCCATAGAAAACGATATCGGCCCAGCTGGACAGGAAGGCTTCCTGTTTAGGCTGGGCCTTTATCGTCTTCAGGGGTTTTGTCGGTTCGTCCATTCGGCGGCAGTACGATAATATGACGTTCGATCAGGGGCTGGCCGTCAGGCCCGGTTACTTCGGTCCGATCCCGCCAGGCCTTCGGCTGGCGATTCTTCAGCCAAAACTGACAGGCGGTCGTGTCGGGCGGGTAATGCTTTTCCGTCTTCGCCGTGATGATCTCGCCCCGGTACTGGCCGACCCAGTCTTCTTCGTGAGTGTATCCCAGCGCGCGCTTGTATAGGGATTTCACGACCTGGGCGTCGGCCGCGGCCTTCGCCCCCTGAATGGCCTTTAGAAATTCAGGAAAATTATTCTTCCAAGCGTTTATGGTAACTTCGTTTACATCGAAGAAGTCCGCCAGGTCCATATCGGTCGCGCCCAGGAAGGCCAGCTTCCGGGCTTCGGCGGCGAAGCGGCGGCGGTACTTCGTCGGCCGCCCCGTGCGGTTCGGATTGTCGACGCGCTTCGTCACGTTCCGCCCTTCGTTATCGTTTCGACCAGGTCGACGCGCCCGGTATGCCGTTCGAAGTCCAGGACGGCGTCCAGGGCTGTCGCGCCGTGAACGATCATTCGCTGGACCTTCCCCTGGGGCGTCCGAATGAAAACCGTCCAGGCCGGGGCGTGGCGCCAGGCTTCAGGCCTGGGCCGCTTCCGGGGCCGGGACGTCATACAACAGGAACGCGATCGCGCCCGCCGCTATCAGATAGTCCATGAAGGCGTCGGACAGCTGGTCGGGCCTGACCAGGAAGAAGATCGGCGTTCCCCTGGTAATCATGGCCGAATACTACCACGGCCGAAGACGCGCGTCAAGGCTTTTTTACGCTATTCTATCGCCGGGAAATGCTTATTCGACGGGCCTTTTCAGCGGAAGGCGCGCCCCGACTGGGCTTCAAAAACTTTTTTTATTTTTCTCTTGACATTAGTCGAAATCGGATATATAATGACGGCGAAGGGGCCGGGCGGCCGAACAGCATAAAACGGGAGGGGCGACAATGTACCGCGAACGAATACGGTTGATCCTGGCGAAGCTGGGGTTCATCGGGAAATACGACCCCCGGCACGTCGAAGGATACATGAGGTTAGAGCATTCGACGCTGGACCAGCTGGGGCCGCGCCAGTTCGAATCGGAAGTCAGGGTCGCCGTCGAATGTATCGACGCGGGCGGGAAGGACCGGGCGGAACGACTGGCCGTCAGTTGCGCGCTATGAGAGTCCTAATAGCTTGCGAAGAATCGGCGACTGTCCGAGAAGCCTTCCATCGCCGGGGACATGACGCGACTTCTTGCGATCTTTTGCCGACCAGAATCCCCGGTCAGCATTATCAGGGCGACGTCGCCGACATAATCGGCCGCGGCTGGGATCTTATGATCGCCCATCCGCCATGCACCTTCCTTTGTGCCAGCGGCCTTCATTGGAATAAACGTCGGCCCGGACGTGAGATCGAAACGAATCGGGCACTGGACTTCGTTCGCTATTTAATGGCCGCGCCGATAGGTATGATCTGCATCGAAAATCCGATTATGGCCGATCAATGGGGCGACCTATGAAGCGCGCGCTGATCTTCCTGGTCGGGCTGGCGCTGGGCGCCGCGATCATTCATCTGGCGCTTCGCCGACCTGACCGGTCCGCCGGCGGCGGGACGACGATCCGGGTCCCGGGGCCAGGCCGGGAAGTGATTCAGGGAATCCTGGAAGGGAATCGCCAGCGGTATCGCCTGGTCGACGCCTGGCCGACCGCGTCATACTATATTTATTTCGCGTCGAAGCGGGATTCGATCGATACGCTGGTCCTGGCCTGTATCAGCCGCTTCGAAGGGCTGTCGCCGACGATGATCGCCGCGCGGAATCCCTATGGGATAGAGAAGGGCGGCCGACTGGTCAGCTTCCCCAGCTGGGAAGCGGCGACCGATACGGCCGCCCGCGTCGTTCGGCGGTTGAACGGGCCGGGGTCGATCGACCTGGAAAAGCTGGGCGCCCGCTGGTGTCCGCTGAATCGGGAAGCCTGGATCAGGAACGTCATGGAACGACAAGTAACCATTGATGATTGCAAGATGATGGCCGAAGCGGTGCTGAAGATAGTATCGCTCCAATCCGAGCTGGACGCGGCACGGGCGGAGAACGAGCGCATCATGGGCCTACTCGCCAAGGCTGTGGCAGAGGAACAAGAGGCGTCAATCCAACTCGCTCTGGCCAACGAGAAGCTGGCGAGGGCCGCTAAAAATTATAGAGCCGTATTGGATGGGATGGAGTTTAAGCATCTTGACGAATTGGCGGTAGAAACAAGGGACTGCCGAGTTATTGGAGAAACAGCCAAAAAGAGAATCGCCGCCCGCGCCGGCGGCACGAAGAAGGAGTAGAATGATGGATCAGTGCACACACCGCCACACCAGTTGGGTTATTGTTCATCAGCCCATACACGATTAATACGTAAAATGCAATGGTTGTGGAGTAATACTGCGCCCGGACACCCCGCCCGACGCGCCGCGGGAGGCGGTGGAGAAGATGCTTTTGGCTCTTGAAAAATCAAAAGTCCTGACGATGGGGCCGAGCATGGAAACGCAGGATGCCGTAGTGC